CCATATGTTCCTCTACAAATGGTAAGAGCAGTTGGACAAGACACCTTCCAGCCAAAAATTGGATTCAAGACCAGATATGGTATGGTTTCCAACCCATTTGCTGAAGGTACAACACAAGGTCTTGGTAGAATCACTGCTAACAGTAACAGATACTACAGAAGAGTTAAAGTTACAAACCTCATGTAAGCAAGACGCTTATTACTTCCAAAGAGACTCCTATATAAAAAGGGGTCTCTTTTTTTATGGACAAAAATCGAAAGTGGAATGATGCTCTTACTATTTTTATTGAGAGTGTTCACAAACCAGATACTAAACTTAGAAGTTGTGCTCATAATCAGGAATGTTATGATGAGCTGATGGAAGTGCGAGAACACGTGTTAAATTACCTAACTACTATACGAAGGTAACTCACACAAATGAACGGCAGACTAGACAAGGTTGCAATGACCAATAAACTTATGCAGCTCAAAAGAGAATTGCATTATAAGTGTGAGATAGGAGAAAAGGGTGAATGGGAATGCAATGGAGCGAATGAATATCTCAATAGAGTCTTTGATGTTTTAGATGAATATTGGGCATAAATATAGAAAAGTAATCTCATAATGCCAACACGAAAGTCGTTGCATCCTAGTTTATGGAAAGAAGTTTCTGATAGAAATTTTCTTTCTGTTGTTGGATTTAAGTTTCTTTTGGAACGTTGTCCAAAAGTAGATTTCTATTGCAACGCAGCAAACCTACCTACAATATCATTAGGTGTGGCAGAACAAACAACATACCTAAGGAACATTCCTGTGCCAGGTGAGAAGATGCAATTTCAAGATTTGCAACTTTCTTTTATGGTGGATGAGGATATGGAAAACTATCTTCAATTGTATAAATGGATTACTAACCTAGGGTTTCCAGAATCCTTAGATCAGTTCAATAGATTGCAGGATGAAAATGCACTATTACCAGATACTGATCCAGGTGATAGTTTTAATGAAAGATCTGACGGCACTCTTATGATATTGAATAGTGATTTCAATCCCTCAGTAAAAGTAAAGTTTAGAGATTTATTCCCAGTAGAATTGAGTGGTATTCCATTTGATTCTAAAGCAGAACAGCAACAATATTTTACAGCAACTGCTGTTTTCAAGTATACTATGTTTGATGTGATTGATGTTAATGGAAAAGAAGTCGTCTAACCCCTGTAGTGTAGAAGCGATACAGGATATGTGGAGTAAAGATTCGGTGATGAATCAAGATGAACTTGATAACGAATCCTTACGTATACCACAACTACATGCCAAATATTATGACCTATATAATACGATACTGCTTATGCGGAAACGTGATGAGCAACAGTATTCTTCCATTCTATTAGATCGTAGAAAGTATTACACTGGAAAGGCTACTGCAGACATATATGCAGAAGAACCATTTCCATATAAAGTCAGAGACAAGGACGACTTGAGGTTGTATCTCGACGCTGACGAAAAATTGAGTAAAACTAAACTCAAATTAGAATACTATGATGCCATGCTCAAGTATCTTGAAGAGATATTGAGACAAGTATCTAATAGAACCTATCAGATAAAGAATGCTATTGAATGGCGTAGGTTCTCCTCAGGATATGGCTGATCTTGTTATAAAAAAGAAGAATGAAGTTTTTCTTCATGTGGAGTGTGATCCGCATATAAGACACGAGTTACAGGACGAGTTTACCTTTGATGTACCTGGTGCAAAGTTTATGCCACAGTACAGAAGCAAGTACTGGGATGGGAAGATAAGGTTATATAATTTACAGAAGAATGAAATATATGTTGGGTTGCTTGATAAGATAACTTTATTTTGTAAAAGATATAATTATAATTTTGAATTTGTAGATACAAAATATTTTGGATTACCATACGAAGAAAACGATAAGGTATCTGAGGAGGGTGTAAGGGATTACGTAACATCAATATCTAAGTATAAACCTAGATCGTATCAGATAGAGGGTGTATACGATGCCTTGAGACGTAATAGAAGACTTATAATATCACCAACTGGCAGTGGTAAATCTTTGATGATATATGCTGTCACTAGATATCATCAGGAACAAGGTAGAAAAATACTAATCGTTGTCCCTACTACTTCTCTTGTAGAACAGATGTATAAGGATTTTATAGATTATGGTTGGGATGTCAGTGAGATTGCTCATAGAATATACGCTGGTAAGGATATGCTAAGTGATTGTCCTGTTATTATATCAACTTGGCAATCAATATACAAACAAGATAGAAAGTGGTTTCGTAAATTTCATGTAGTGATAGGTGATGAGGCACATCAATTTAAGTCTAAATCATTGGTTAGTATCATGACTAAACTTGATGGTGCTAAGTATAGGTATGGATTTACAGGAACACTTGATGGCACTCAAACTCATAAGTGGGTGCTAGAAGGATTGTTCGGACCTTCATATAAAATTATTAATACTAAAGATCTTCAGGATGCAGGGTATCTAGCAAGACTAAGTATAAAAATACTATTACTAAAACATGATCCCAAAGAATTTAGTGTATATGAAGATGAAGTTCAATATATTATAACCCATGATAAGAGAAATAAATTTATAAAAAATTTAGCATTAGACCTCAAAGGTAACACTCTAATACTATACAGTAGGGTGGAAACCCATGGACAGATACTATATGATCTAATAAATACAAATAAACGTAAAGTCTTTTTTGTTCATGGTGGTGTAGACGTTGAAGAACGTGAGCATGTGCGTCACATCACTGAAAAAGAAGACAATGCAATCATCATCGCTAGTTATGGTACTTTTAGCACTGGTATTAATATCAAGCGATTACACAACATCATCTTTGCCAGTCCCTCAAAGTCTAGAATTAGAAACCTCCAGTCTATTGGTAGAGTTCTAAGAAAAGGTGAGGGAAAATCTTTAGCAACTCTTTATGATATAGCTGATGATAGTAAGAAAGGTTCAAAACAAAATTATACTTTGAATCATCTTATTGAACGCATCAAATACTACAACGAGGAAAAATTTAATTATGACATCATCCAAATCAAAATCTGAATATGATGAGTTTCTTGCTTCTATCAAGTTAGTAAGTGGTGAAGAAATTTTATCAAAAGTTGTAATAGATTCGGAAGACAGTCAAAAAATAATAATTGATAATCCTGTAGTATGTGAAGAGGTTCGTTCTCCTGGTGCAAACATTCCTATGGGATATAAGTTTGAACCTTGGATGAAATTAAGTGATGAAGAATGTTTTATACTCAATCTTGATAAAGTTATTACACTATCAGAAATAAAAGATGAGTTAGTTCTCAATACTTATCATCAAATAATATCAAGTGGGTTCAAAAGAACTCATCCAGATCTAAATCGTGATATGGGTTATATAAATTCAGTAGAAAAATCTAGAAGTATTATTGAAAAATTATACAAAGAAGATGATGCTTCTAAAGATAATAAGAAAGACCTATAGCTTATCCCTTGAACAGCGACACTGTTAGTGTACACATATTTGCCAAGGTTGTCAAGTAATGCTATAATAAAAACAACGAAAAGCATATAATGGTACGTAAAAGATCTGAACACTATGTAAATAACAAGGAGTTTCTCGCTGCCATTGTTGCTTACAAACAAACTATTGTTGACGCAGAGGAAGCAGGTAAACCAAAACCTAGGATTACAAATTACCTTGGCGAATGTTTTCTAAAGATTGCTACACACTTATCATACAAACCAAACTTCGTGAACTATATGTTCAAAGATGATATGATATGTGATGGTATAGAAAACTGTGTGCAATACATAAACAATTTCAATCCTGAGAAATCAAAGAATCCTTTTGCATATTTTACCCAGATTATACACTATGCTTTCTTACGTAGAATACAGAAAGAAAAGAAACAGTTAGAGATAAGACAAAAGATCATAGAAAGATCTGGATATGACGAAGTTTTCGTCGCAGACGAAAGTGGTAAGTCATCTGAATATAATTCAATCAAGGATGCAATACAATATAGATCTAACAATAGATGACCTACGACCTCACTGAAGAAGAATGGGAATGTGTTAGGGTATGCTTATCAAATGCACCTATACCCTATGACATTACTATGAAGAAAATACCTGCTGACATACTAGCAAAGATAGGTGAACCAACACCACGTAAGGGTGAACCCCTAACTATACCTAAGTACGATCTATCCCAATACGGAATCTATGAAAGTTGACAGGTATTACGATCCATACGAGGATCTTGAGGCACAATGTCTAGAAGAACTAGAACACATCGCCAAATCATTAGGCGGTAATATGAAAAGACTGACCAGAGCAGATTACTCTGGAAGATCATCAAAAGTTATTGAAATTGAGTATGAAATTAACGAAGGAAATCATTGATCAGATACAAGAAGCAATGCTTCACACCAAAAAGA